TTTCAGGTGCTTGGCGAGGTGGTCATACGCGCCACGCCGTTCGCTCTCGCTCATGTCCACGCCACCACGCCCGCCGTTGATCGCAGCGATGGCCGCGCTGACGCCGTGCCGGTTGACCTTCAGCGAACCACCGACGACCTCATGGTGCGGCAGCGAGTAGTTCGCCAACGTGGTCCCCTCGTCGTGGACGAACGTGAACCCCTGCTCGTATTTGGATCGCTGGCCGCTGTTGTCCAGGTCGAGGTCGCCACCGCCGGACGCCCACCCCTCCAAGCTCTTGCGTGCCGCGTCACCGTCCCACCCAGCGTCCTCGGCCATCGCCGGGGTCGCCTTGTACGGCACCACTCCCTGCACCACCGAGAACGCCTGCTCCTCTTCCAGATCGTCACCCTCGCTGTACTCCGCAGCCCATTGCTCTTCGCAGTGTGCCAGCCGCTTCTCGTCGTCGGGGATCTCAGCCACCACGTCTGCGTCAACCAGACAGTCGGCGATCCACTTGTCTCGTGCTTCGCCTTCGCCCTTCGCCGGGCCAGACGGGTCATCATCTTCAGCCTGCGCCTTTGCCGAGTATTCCTCGGGCACGTCTTCGCCTTCGCCCTCGGCCTTAGGTGCCTCGGCTTCCGACCAGATCAGCTCGCACACTTCCTCGCGCTCGCCGTCCGATTCGTATTCCTCGTTCATGTCCTCATCGGCCATGCACCGGGTCAGGAACGAGCCGTGGCGTTCTTCTGCTTTGGGTTGGACAGCCATCGTTCGCGACCTCCGTTTGCGTTTCTTCGTGTCGCCGTAGCCCTGACCTTCGTCCCATTGAGCGTAACAGAAAGCCGCTCGCTGGTCATCGTCAGGAAATGTCTCGCGTGCTTCTGCGTCTCTCATGCACCGCCGGATGAATGGCACCCGGCCCTCGTCGTCCAGCGGGTACGGCATCAGAGATCCACCATTCCGCTACTGTCGCACCGGCAGTTGATGATGTTGGCCCCACTACCGTTCCGGTCGCCAGGATACATGAGCTGCTCGCCGCTGACCGTGAACGTCGAAGCGTTGGGGACCGTCTGAGTGTTCGGCTTGACGTGGTTCCATTGACTCGACGGGTCTTTCATCCCACGGGTGTCTTTGTCCATCGCGCTGATCCAGATCTTCTTCGGGATCGCGTTGAGGTCGCGTACCGTCTGGGCAGAATGGTTCATCGCCGACGTGCCCTCGGTGCGGGCGATGGTCATGGCCTGCCCTTTGTACGCCCCGCGTCGGATGATCGACTGCACCTCGCGCACGATGTCGCGCCCGCTCCACCCTTCCTCCAACGCCGTCGCGATCCGCTTCTCGATCTTCTTGCGTTGCGTGTTCGTTATCTCCATCCAGTCGGGGATCTCCCGACGCTTCAGATACTGGATGATGTCCTCCTGCACCTCGGGAGGCATCTCGACGAAGATGTCTGGCGAACCAGGATACCGCTCGAAGAACTCGTCACGGTTCGCCCGGCGGATCGGCTCGCGTTGCGTCACGAGACTCGCCGCAACCAGATCGTCCGGCTCAGGCATCTCGATCCCAAGCTGCTCCATCTCGAACTTCGTCCCGGTCAGCATCGCCGTGATGATGGCAGGGCTGACGTACTGCACCCACAGGTCAACGTCAGCGTCTTCCCATAACTCGTCAGCGATGAACGGCTGGTCTGCTCGCAGGATGTCGCTGGCCCGCTCGCCGGCACGCACTGCCATCTTCTCGAAGTACATCCCAATCGCCAGCGTGATGTTCTCCTCCTGGGCGTCACGCAACCGCTTCCACGCCTTGAACACCCGCTCCATCCGACGAGCCTGCCACACCGACCGGGGCGTCAGGATCCCTCGTCGTCCTTGTCGCCTTTGGCGAGCAGGGCGTGCCAGTCCTTCCGCGTGCAGTTCCCCTGTCGTGGGTCGCAGCACTTTGGCTTTGGCTTCTTGGACTGCTTGACCGTTTGAGCCTCGCCCGTTACCTCGGACATCGAACCCGTCACCGCGCCTTCTAACTTTACCATTGGTCTTCGCTCCGTTGCTTGATGGTCTGAGGTGGAACCGTGCGGCCTCGTTCTCTTCCATGTCCTCGATGGCTTCATCGGGGTCATCTGTCTCGTCGCCTGCCGGGTTGTCGTCGGCGATGTCGTCGCTGATTTCTTCTTCGAGGGCCGTGCCGCCCACCGGCTGTATCGCCAGCGGGATGTATGCGCTGTCTGCCGCCCGGTCCTCAATCGGTTCTCGTCCACGCTCTGACCGTCGCTCGTTCGGAGTGATCGCACCCATCTGCCAGTCGAGTTTCGTTTCTTCCCGTTCCTCCTCGGCGTCGGCTGGTCGGGCGTCGTCGAACCAGATCCGCAGCCCCTCGCCGAACCTGGGGGCCAGCTTCTCGTTCATGATCCCAGCCAGCAGAGACAGCAGCGGGTTGACCGTTGACTCGCAGAATATCAGGTTGGCCCCGTAGATTGTCGAGCGGTTCACGTCGGTCGTGATCCCGGCGATGACCTTGGGCACGCCGTGCAACGCCAGCACCTGATCCCGCACCTGGTCGATGGTATCGGGAAAGTCCATCTCGGATGGCTTCATCGAGAACGGTGTGACCTTCATCCCCGGCGGAGCGATCATCGGCTCACCCGCTCGGGCCGTCCCACCGTAACGAGCAACGAACCGATCCTTGACCGCTCGCAGCACGTCGGGGTCTGGCTTGGCGTAATGCTCTGGATCCAGCTCGATGGACACGCTGGGCAGCGGCCCGTTCTGGAACGTCTGCCAGCGGGCGGCTTCGATGCTCTCGCTGTTGTCGATCCATTGGCTACCCGCTGCGGTCGGGCTGTGTGCCTGGTCCTTGCCCATCGGCGACTTGTGCTTGCCGGTGATGATCTGGTCAGCAGGGATCAGGCTCTTGCGTCGGGCGTCGCCGTCCGGCGTCACCTCGTAGCCCAGCAGCGATCCCTCCTTGTCGTACTTCGGCTGCACCCACTGGGTCGGCAGCACCCACAGCTCGCCAGGAAGTCCGGCGTTGTTGTCGATCACCCACCAATAGAACTGGCCGGTCAGTTGCCAGAACATGACCGTCTCGTAGATGAACGTCCCCCACCAGTCCTCGGGGTTGACCGTGTGCATCAGCCGCAGCAACGGGTGCCCATCGGCCACCGGCTCCAGGTCTTCGTGCGCCTGCATGACCGAGCCATACCGTTGCCGGATGTGCTGACGCTGGGAGACGGTCAACCGCTGCCGTTCCTCGTCGTCGGTGATGATCCGGCTGACGTTCGGGAACGCCTCGGCGATCTTGTAGCAGATCCGGCTGATGGCGACGTAGTTCCACAACCGGAAGTGCCGCACCAGTTCGTTGTCGCTGCCTTCGTCCGGCCCGCCCAGTCCCAGCATCGAGCCGTATCCGCCCTGCCCCATGCCGAGGCGGTCGTACACCGTGGGGATCGCGGCCTGCAACTGAGCGGCCAGCGTCTCGTTCTCATGCTTCAAGGCTCGTCGAGTCTTCAACCAGTTCCACATCAGCGGAGCCTCCAACCCAACTCGTCGCACAGCATCCCAGCCGCACGGTAGACGCCTGCCAGCACTCGATCATTGTACCGGCGGTCGAGAATCAGACCAACCCGAGAAAGGCGACCGTCCGGTTCTACGAAGTCGTCGGCGATCAACAGCTTCAGCACACCGGCCAGCGGGCCGCACTCGATCCGGCGGCGGTGCATCCGGCAGACCGGGTTCTCGCACCACTGCTCAGTCGGGGCGATCTGTCGCCTGGGTTGCTTGCACGCACGGCACGGTCGCTGTCCAATCCGGTGAGGCTGCACCAGCCCAGCCCGATAGGATCCGTCTTCCCCATCGTCGAACATCGCCTGCGTCAGCCGCACCCGCATCAGGTGGTGACTGGCAATCCGGCTGATCGGTTCGGCGAACCGCAACAGCACCACCGACCCCCGCAACTCATCGGGCAGGTGGGCCGTGTCCCGGCGTACTCGGTCGTCAACGGAAGCGGGCGGCATGACCGCATCCTATCGGCCACACCGCCCACCGGTCAACGTGTCCCCATCGGGGCGTTGCCCAGGTCAGTCGCTCAGGGTGTCGTAGCAGTCGGGACAGGATGTCCCCAAGCTGGCGGACATGACCATTGCCGCACCGCACTCGTGACCACAGTCGCATTCCACCATCTCGGGCAACACGCGGATCGGCTCGGAGTCTGCTGTCGTCTGCTGTGGTTTCGTTTGCGTCATCGTTTCTCTCTAGGTCTCGTGTTGTGGGGCGTGGCCCCGGTTAGTCTTCGATCCGTGCGTCAGAGAAACCGTGTCGTGTCGCGATGTCGATGGCGTGGCTGGCTTTGTGGCTCGGCACCTCGACGGTGAAACCTTTGTCGTCGTCGTGTCCGGTGGCTCCGGTCTTTTCTTTCAGTTCGCCGATCAACGCCTGAATCTGATCGTCAGAGAAACTGCTGATTCCGGCCCATTCTGTTTTGATGTAGATGTAGGTCATCGTTTCTCTCCTGGTCAGGCCGGGGAGCGGTGTGCCCCCCGGCGTTGGTGGTGGTTGTCAGTTGGCTCTCCGGTTCAACTCCATCGCACAGTAGTTGACCTCGTCAGCGTAGTACCCGGCCTTGTGTCCGGTCGGGTTGGCGGTCATCGCCCCGGTCGCGTCCTTGATGGTGTACCGGAGTTCGGCGTCGGTCATCGTCTTTGTTTTCGCTTGGTAGGCTGCGTGGTCGATGCTCATGGTTTCGTTCCCGTTTGCGTTTGTGGTTGTCGTGTTCTCCATGTCCACAGTGTGGTCTATTGCAGAGCGTAACGCAAGGCCAAGGGCAACAATCTGGAAAGTTTCTGGTCATCTGTCAACAGGCTGTTGACACGCTGTCAACAGTTGTTGACACGCTGTCAACAAACTGTTGACACGCTGGCGGATCTGGCCACGCCGACTTCTGCCATGTTCCCTAGAACGCTCCGGCCTCGACCCACGCTGCCATCGTGGACAGCGGCGTGCGGACTGCCTGGAACAGATACGCCACGGCGTCCGACTTGTCAGGCGACCGGCCCAGCTTCTCGCGCAGCGTGCGACCGTTGAACGTCTGACCCGGTCGGCGGTCCT